ACATTTTTAAGCCTATACAGAATATCATTCAATTGGTCTTTAGACTTTGTGTGAAATTCTTTTAGCTTATCGCGGGTCATATTTTGCCACGGCATATCCTCAACCGTTTCTAACATGCCGTTTAATTTTTCAACTACTTCTGTTTTGTTAATGCCAAAATCAATAGCTGTCATTGCTTCTTCAATCCTTTGCGCACGTTCTCGTGTTAAATTTGCAGGATTCTTTAAAATGTAAAAGTTATTACCAGCGCGGTCAGTAAATACTCTTGTCAATTCTATACGCTGCTTTGTAGTTTCGGGAATGTAGGTTTTAAGCCACTTCTGGTAATTACTTTCGTTTTGTTCTGCCCTGTTTCGTTTTCTGAAAATCATGTGTATTTAATTTGGTTGTAAAGTTAGCGCAAAAAAAGATAAAATATTTTATTAAATTTTTATAAAATTATTTGCAGTTATGAAAATTAGGTGTAATTTTGTATCAACAAATAACGAAAGGGAATTATTTAAACTTCAAAAAATTAAGATTATGACAACTTCAACTTTATCTACTGAAACTTACTTTGATGGTATCGCTAACATTACAACTTATTCTTTCTTTATTATATCTACTGAAACAAAAGTTCCAATCGGAGAATATCAAATTTGGGTTGAAGAATGCGATGGCGAAGTTTGTGTAAAATATGTTTTTGATACTTATGTTTCTAAAGAAAAATTTTTCTCTGATGAATTGGATGCACACATGTACGCTATGTCACTTGTAAAAAAATTCAAAGCAAAATACAACTAACTTATCAAAGGTTTTCGGTCAACCTACAAAACCGAACCTTTTAACACTTAAAACTTCAAATCATGAAAACACTACTTTTTATTTTACTATTTAGCGCCGCAGCATACGCGCAAACAGATACTATGTACTGCATTCAGATACTTAGCACAAGACACCCTGAATTTATACGCGCTGAACATTTAGCTATGTGTACATTAGAACAGGCGCAAGTAGAACAAACAGATAGCTTATACAGGATTATGTTTGTTTATAATACACTTGAAGAAGCTGAAATTATGCTAACAACGTGGAAGCGCGCACACAAAGATGCGTTTATTTGCCGCCGTACATCTCAACAAGTTTTAAACTTTTATCAATTTTACACTTATGATTAAGCACGTAAGCATTAAGCAAAATAACCACCGAAACAAAAGCGGAATATTACAAAAATTTTTATCGGAAGCGCAAAAGTATAAGCCGTTAACATTTGAACAGGAACGAACGGCCACGCGTGAACAGCTGATAAATCATAATATGTTATTTGCTGCATCAATAGCCTTTAGATATGATAATGCCCAAATCGATATAATGGATTTAGTAAGCGAGGCCATGTTAGGTTTAATCAAAGCGGCCGATACATTTAATCCAGCGTTTCAAAATAAATTTATCAGCTATGCGCTATTTCACATTCAGCAGCATATCAAAGATTTTATTGATACTAAGAAAAATGTTGTTAGATACCCGCACAGGCTGCAACAAATTAAATACGCAATTGCCAATATTCAGGAACCTGACACCGAAGCGCTGGCAAAACGTTTTAACGTTAAAGAACGCGTTGTAAAATCAGCGCAATGTATAGCAGGCTTTGTTAGCTTAGATGAAACAAATGAAGATGGCGACAAAATATATCAGGTTGCATCAGATGACCTTTGTGATAAGCATGTTTTAAAGTTAGAACAAAATGAACTTTACAAAGATGTTACCCGGTGTTTAAATGCTAAAGAATTAGAAGTTTTAAAGTATAGATATTTTGATTCGTTCCCTCAAGAACTTACACAAGTTAGCCAAAAAATGAATATTAGCCGTGAACGCGTTAGGCAAATTCAAGAACAGGCATTAAAAAAAATACGAAATAAATATGCAAACGGAATCTAAATGGATACGCGAACTAATATTAAGCGGTCATACTGATAATATTGAACTTGGTTTAATCCTAAATGATTCTTTTAACTGTTTTCCGTTAACCCGTAAGTTTTACAGAAAACATAAGCGCTTTAAATTCTGGCAGCCATCGCGGCATTATTCAGTATTAGAATCAGAATCACGTTATTATTCATGGGTTGCACTATTGAATAACGAACTTAAAACGCATAAGGCTTACTTTTGGTTAGACTTTAAAGAACCAAAGTACAAAACGCCGTGGGAGCATTGGCAGCTGCATATTACTAATTATTTCAAATGGCCTTATAATGGTCCAATGTTTACAGGCGGCGGCCATCCTTATACTACTATGTTTGCACGTTGGCGTAATTAGACCACCTTATTTTAGTTTAACGGCTTAAAGTAACATAACAATATTTATATTTTACTTTGCGGCCTTAAAGTAACATAAGCACCTCGTTGACGTCAACGATATGGTTAATACATCTTACCGTTAGCTAAGAACTTATCGGCCCAAACGTTAACTTGTTCTACGTAAAAATCGCCATTGTCAGTTATATTGACGATGGCGAAACCATTTGCCCACAATTGGCGCTGAAATCGCGGCATATAGCTAAAACCTTTTGATTTTATATCATATAACCCACCAATGTTAAACGCGGCTCTATTACCCGAGTGATAGCATTGAACCCGGTGCGTATGGCCAAACATAACTGAGTGCTGTGTTTTATCTAAATGCGCTTTAGCTGCATGTATAGATGTATAAACGCCGTGAACTATATCTAAGTGTTTGCCTAACGTGAAAAAATCACTTTGCCAATCTGTTTTAACTTCCCATCCACGTTCATACAGGTATAATGCATCAGTAGGATTTATTAAAGCGCCGCCGTATTTAGCATTATCTTTTTCTTTGATATGCCTAAAGTATCGGTCTTCATGGTTGCCAAATAGAAAATACTTCTTAGCACCTTTGAACGCGCTGTTAATATCATCAATACCCTGCAATCCATCAATATATTCATCTTGCAATGTTAGGCCCGATAAGTTAGCTAATGATTCAGCGTTATAGCTGCCAAGTGTATAAAGGTCTAAATAATCACCCGCTAAAACAATGCCGTGTAAATTGGTGCCAAGTTCAGATATTAGCCTTAATAGTTTTTGCCAAAGTATCTGATTATGAAACGGCCTATGTACATCCGAAACAACTAACCAGCGCTGCAAACTTTTGTTTTGTCGGCGCTTTTCATTTATTAGGTTTTTCCAATATTCTATTTCTTCATTAGAATATACTTTAATTTTGGGGCGGTAAATCATAGGGTTATAATTTTATATCTTGACAAAACGTGTTAAGTAAGTATCTAAGATTATCAAGTAAGTCAGCCTGCCTTTCTTCTCCTTTGCCTTTAATGATTCGGCGGCTGTTATCTGATTTAATACGTAAACAGTCCATACGCAAACCCGGGCATTTATCTTCATAAATCTGGAAATCTGGACACATGCTTATAATAGTATTTGTTTGCACGTAACTTTCAGCATGCAGCGGATTAGCTTTAGGCACTACAAAGAACCGCGCGGGTAATTGCAGTTCTTCTTGTATAATTTCATAATATGTTTTAGATACGCGCTGCCTACCATCGGAACGGTCACCTGATGCATCACCTGTTATCAGTAGCGGAATTGTGCAGGGGTAAATAGCTGTATCAGACCAACGCCCAATTTTCTTATTTGTTTCTGCAAATACCCATTCGCGAAACGCTTGGCACGTGTCATAGATTGATGCCTCGCCGCGTTCTTCACTACCTATCTTAAATTCCTTAACTATGTGTACACCATAGCGATAACGTGAACGTGCTGATACATCAGGCGCCAATGTAGTTTTGCGCATAACGGCCGCGGTCATTGGTATTTTATTGAAGTCAAATGAAACGTAAATCTGTTCAGTTTCCCAATTGATTTTCTTTGAAGGCTGAAATACTTTTTGTTGAATGCTTTTGTCCTTTAATACATAAACCCATGCTTCACCAGAATAGTCAACAAATACAGATTTGTATTCCTGTTCAAATGTTAGGCGGTCCAAATCGCGGCTGGCATCGGCTACTTCATCAGGGTCAATAGATGGGTTATCTGTTGTTTCCATTCGGAATGTAATCCAACTGTCAGAACCGTTTTCGCTTTGTGGCAAATCTATGTCATTATAGCAATTCTTTTCAACGTTGCCAGCCTTAGCGCCGTTACGGCATAGTTCGTACCAATAGTTATCTTTGCCCGCTGCTGTACCAATAAAAAACGCCTCACCTTTGTAGTCAGTTAAGGTAGGGCGTGCAACTGTTTTCCAATGGTATTCTAATATATGTGAAGGTATTTTTTGCGTTTCTTCATAGATTACCCGATGATACTTACGGCCGCGCCCTTTGTCCTTTCGCCCTTCATCGCCAATGGACCACACTTCTAAAACGCCGCCGTTAAGAAACTGCATTATCTTTGAAGTTTCATCTTTATGTTTAATGATGCCGCCCTCAGATATTGTTTTATAAGTATCTACTATCTTATTCCAGCTTTGCGCAAAATCTTTAAAATCATCGACAAAGATACCTACAAACTTACCTTCAAATACAGCGGGGCTTATAAGCGGCAATGCAACAGAAGTAATCAATTCAGTTTTGCCGAACCTACGCGCGCAAACAATACAGTTAAACCTGCGCTTATTATCTAATATTCGTTTTTGCCCTGTGTGCGGCTTAAACAGTTGTATGTTTATGTTGCGCGGCACTACTTAGTGTCAGGTGGGTACTGAATGTTTATGTTTATGTTTTTATCGTCTTGCGTTTCGCCCTTCGGTTCTATTATGCCATAGTTAAACCCTAACAATAGTTTAGTAATTGCAGGATTTGATTTGCCATCTAAGCCCCTTACTACTTTGTTTGTTAGTATTTTATGTTTCGCGCGCGCTATAAATACCGAAAATTCAGGCCTTTCGGCGTAATTTAAAAGCGTATCAGCATCGCAATCTAAAAAATCAGCTAAACCATAGATAGTGTATGGTATTGGGTCTGGCAAATCAATTACTTCATAATAGTCACGTGTTTTTACAACTTCTTTTTTTGTACGTGAATCGCAATAATCAAAATACGCTTCAATTTTACTTTGCAGTTCTTCGGGCGTTTTAAATAACAGTTTTCTACCTGCAATTCCTTTCATATTTTCGTTTTAAGCAACTTTTAATAAGTTTTGATATCTACACACCACTTTAATATAAAAATGTCTTAAAATGCCGTTTAATTAAGTTTTAAGACTATATCTATATTATTATTAGTATTATTATTTATATTATTATTATTATTTATTATTATTGTTAACACTTGTTACATTAAGTGTAACACATAAAGTATTGATATATAGTACATGTTACGTGTTTACACCTGTTACGCTATATTCTACGCACATATGTATTTTTTAGTTTAAATACGCATGTGTGTGTATGCGTCGTATGTGAGAAAAACCCCGTAACGGGTGTTAACAGCGTAACAAAACTAATAATCAAACAGTTAGGTGTTACATGCTGCGTAACCTGTGTTAACATTTCAAATAAAAAAACCGCTGCACTTGTTGAACAGCGGTTAGCGGCAAACCGCAGTTAAGGCAAAAGTAAGTATTAGTTTTCAGATTTTAAAACTTTTCGATGTGAAAATTCGATATTTGATTTTTGATAGTTCAACGGATTGCCATCTAAAAACGTCATAGTGTACTTTAAATCATGGTTTTTAAGCGGAAAAAGCAAATGATGTAATAACATGCCAGTATTGCTTATAATCCTATTTTTTTTAACATGCCATTTAAAGTTTTTGCATTTTTCGTAATCAGAATCATCAATCATAATGTAGTCAATACAAAGATTGCGTTTGAAGATTTGTAGTAGTTTCATGGGTTGCGTATTTTTCTAAAAATTTTTGTTTTGATATTTTTGTAAATAATTCTGATTTTAATTTTAAGATTTTTAAACCAAATAAATTTTCAATTTCAGAATATTCAAATGGATTATAATCTTCATCAGCAAGTTCCCAATCATATGTAATTTTAATTTTAGAATAATCACCTTGCCAATATTCATGATTTTTTGTATATATAAAATCTTTATGTTCTACAATAAAATTTTTATTTTCATCTCTTTTAAGATACAACATGTAATCACCTAAATCTATAAAAATATGATTTTTTGCAATTTTAAAAAATTTACTTGTTGGATAACCTTTTATCATATTTTGTGCATGTCTATAAAATTCCATTCCTTTTTTTAAATATTCAAAAATAAAATCTTTGTGGCATCCAAAAGGTTTTGATAATTCTTCATCATATCTTTTAATTAAATCTTCATTTTTTTTTAGCATATAATCAACACTAAATTTATAATTATATTTATCAAATTCATAGTGTTCACATTTAAAAGCATTACCATCTAAAACCCAAATCATTTTTTCACCATAAAATTCTTCTCTCGCCTTTATTTCTTTAGAACTTATAGAACTATGCTGAAATTCTATAACAATACCACTATTAGTTTTGATATCAGCTATATGCTTTTCGCCTGTTTTTTCGCATTTATGTATAACTTCTCTACATTCATTTGGAAAACATTTTTGCCAATTAAAATGCCATTCAGTCATAGGCTTAAACCATTCAGAACATCTGTTTTTAACTTTGTGTGCAAAATGCCAAATATTTATTTCGCCTTGTTTAGCTATAACTTCAGAATTACAACAAGGGCATCTTAAATCTAAATTATCAGATTTTTTATATTCTTCAGCACTAACTTTTTGATTTTCATATAATGCAAAATTCATAACATATTTTTTTAAAAAACTAAGCCCCGAAATCAATAGGGGCACTACTACCTATATCATTCAGGGCTTTAAATATCTTTTATGATTCATTGTAGTGCCGAATCAATACACAAATATAACACTTTTATTTTTCTAATTCATCATTAAACGCTGATTTTTTCAGCAAGTCAGTATAATTCATAGAACCTTTGCGGCTAACATCGCGGCCAAATATTTTACCAAACTTTTCGGCTGCATCTTTAACGGCGTAAGTTTCGGCAGCGGGTGCAGCTTTTTGCACACCATCGGTTTTAACGGCGTTCCAATCGGTTGCCCCTGCGCCTTTATCAGTTTGAATTGGTGCAGCCCCAATGCCATCCTGCCACATAGCTTGACCGTTTATAGGGTTTATTACATGCAGTCTTACAGTTACTACAACTGAGTTAGCAACTATCTGTGTTGACCGTATTTCAACGTTAAAATTGCCAAAAATACGTGTTAGTAAATATTCTATTTTTTCAATAGGAATATATTTGTAATCGCGAATCATTGGATGCTGAACTAACCACTTAGCTGGCGGGTCTTGGTTAAGTAAAACAGTTAGTGCATTTTGCTTTAGGCTGTCTTCATTTTCTACTAATAGGTCCTGAAGTGTCGGAAGTTTTGTTAGTTGTGTCATAGATTGAAGTTATTTAGCCCAGTTAGGCAATGAAAGAATATGAATTTTATTATCAGTTGTATAGCCGTGGAAATTATTAGTTTCCTTGCATTTTTTAAGCGTTTCGATATCGGCTAAATATTCTTGGCGGCCGCGTTCTATTGCTTCGGGGTCAAGTTCATAAAGTTCAACATTAAATGGCGCTTCTTTTTCAACAGCTATAAATATAAATCGTTCTGCCTTTGTTAAGTCCATATAAAACGCCGCTTGAACGTGGTATCTGTAATTCCAAACAGATTTAGCAAATTCACCGGGTGCTGAATTAGTTGTTGTTTTAAGGTCAATGCAAACGTTATACTTTGTGTTTAAAAAATCTACTTTGCACTTAGCGTCAAGTTCTGCGATTTTACCAAATATAGGCAATTCCGCTTGTCCTTGTTCTAAAAGTAATGCAGCCTTTGGATGCGCTAAAACAGCGTTTCTAATGTTTAGGGCTAATTCGTAATCTTTATGCGATACAAATAATTCTTTGCCTTCACATAAAGCCATAAAAGAATCATAAATCAATTTACCTTCTTTTGTGCGGCGGTCGCATTCTGGCATTACGGCGTAATTATCTTGGTTAAATACAACGCTATGAACTAAACTACCTAAGTTCATTGCAGATGTTGGCGCCTGTTTTTCACCTTCTATATAGGCTTTATAATGCGCGGGTGACTTATGTACTAAGTCTAAAAGTGATTTACTGATGTACTCAGTTTTACGGTGATACTCTTGGTTTGTCATAACTGTGGTTCGATTAAAGATTAAATTTTAAAAATATTTTATTAAATAATAGCACAAATTTAAAAAGGTTTTTTAACTTTGCAACACAATTGAACGAAAAATTAAAAAATATT